TTGCATCCAGATTTACATGCAGGGATACTTTTTCTGTAGATTGTTATGCGTCCATGGCGGATATAGGCGCCAATACCATTGGGTGTGACAAGCTCAGAGCCAATACGATCATTGGGACAATAGATGAGTACTCAGACCGAAGATTAAAGGAAAATATCCATAAAGTAGATACAGGAACAGCACTTCAGATCATCAAACAGCTCCAGCCGGTATCCTACAATATGAAACGGACAGACCATGCAGGTATAGGTTTTATTGCTCAGGATGTCCGTAGGATATGCAGAAAGCAGGGGTTAAACCTTCCTCTGTATGGACATAGTGGAAGATATTTTACAATCCCGTATACCAATTACATTCCCCTGCTGGTAGCTGCTATACAGAGCCAGCAGGAGGAAATAGACAGGCTGAAAAGCCTGATCAGAAAGGAAAAACATGTATAACTTATCAGAAGAGCAGCGGGCAACGTTGCTCTATATTTTTGATCATCTTATAGTAACAGGCCCGGATCAGGCAGCACTGCTCAGTAATGCGGCGATTGTTGTACGTGGGTTAGAGAAAAACGGAGTGAAAAATCATGACATTAAATAGTTTTGTAGCTTATGTGAAACAATTTTGGAAGAATAAGCCAGATGCCAGTACACCATTGTCAGCGGAAAGGTTGACGCATATGGAAGAAGGAATAAAAGGAAATAGTAATGCCATTGAAACTATTGCGGCAGCTGTGGTAAATCAAATCGTTAATGATCCGGATAAGATTGCCAGTATGGCGGCGCTTTATTCAGTAAATCAGAAGATCGGGGATGTATCGAAATTGCCAGACAGTGCAGTGGATGTGGTGACTGCGATTGCTAAACAAAATAGTAATTTAGATTCGGGATATTTTAAAATAAAAGTTAAGACTACAACGATTGTTTTAATTATCGAAGAGTTTACCTTTACAAATGGAGTAGCAACTAAGACACTTCAATCTATTTTTGGAAACATTCCTACATATGCTAGCGGTATATGTCAAACAAAAGTTGAAGATAGCAGTGTTTACAATTTTACAGCAGTAAAAGACGGAAATAATTTAAAAATTGCAACAGCTGGTTCTACATTTTCCGGAAAAAAATGGGTAACTATGATAATTTTTGGTACGGCTTAATCTACAAAAAGATTGTTTGCTATTGGAATACAAGTCTTTGCAACTGATAAATTAAGATGCTGACAAGGATACATACCGTTTTATGATTTGTCCATCATAAAAGAAACTAAGGGTTAATTTAGATAATGTTGTATCAATTTCCATTCTAGTAATGCTCTTTCCCGCAACCATTATCGGTGAAGTATAAGGAACACCATCAATCGTAAACGTTACTCCATTATTATTAGCATTCAAGACTACTTCCGGGCGTGCGGCAGATGCGAAGGTTGTGGGTGATGAGCTGGCGAAGAAGGCTGACCAGACGGACCTGGAATACCTTCGGAAGCGGCAGAATATCCTTGTTGGAAGCGAGACGGGCAGTCGTGTCTGTGTTACCGACGCGTTTGAGGCGCCGCTGGAGGGGCTGGTGCTGTATGGCAAATCCACGCAGGTGACGACGACAGGGGCACAGCTCTTAAATATTCCGGATGCAGAACGAACAATAAGAGGGGTGACACTTCGAATTCAAAATGGCGTGATTGAAATGAACGGAACAGCAACAGAGGGCGGATATGCATACGTGGACATTGCGAAAACGCCACTGACCGGAGTGTATACGTTATCTATAGATGGCGCTGTGAAAGGAGCGCTTTTAGATGATAAGTTTCAGAGATTGATAGAATCAACGGCGAGTTTAAATGGAAAAACGGCGCGCATGCTGACATTTTACATCACAAAGGATGTGAAGTATTCACTAACAGGGATTAAAGTCATGCTTAACGCCGGAGACACCGCACTCCCTTGGGAGCCATATACAGGCGGTAAGCCATCACCGTCACCAGATTATCCGCAGGAGATTCAGAGTGCAAAAAGCGAGGTAGTGGTGCATGGAAAGAATCTTTTTGGTGGAAGATTTTACTATGCAAACTACTCAAATGAAGTGTTGCGAATTGATGAAACTAGGAATGAGAATGAAGTTAAACTGCCGTTTGCTCCGACATATGAAACTTTTGGAGTTTGCAAAGTGATAAAATGCCAGAAAGGAAAAACTTATGTTATCTCAGTGACGAATCCGAACAAAAACGCAGCTATAGGTATGGCTGAATACGAAAATATAGAGAAAGCACTCAATTTTAATAATGCGCTCGGATTTATCAGAATGAACGATAAGATATTGGAAAAATCATACACTGCAAAGAGTGATGGAATCCTTGTATGTGGAATTGCGGGTTCATGGACTAACGGGACAACAACTTTACATGAATGTACAGAATCAGAGCTTTTGCAAGTAGAAGAAGCATCGGAAGCCACTGATTACGAGCCTTACCGTACCCCGCAGACCATCACCATCACATCTCCAACCAGTCTGCCAGGTATTCCTGTTTCATCTGATGGTAATTATACAGACGATACAGGACAGCAATGGATCTGTGATGAAGTAGATCTGGAGAGGGGCGTATATGTGCAGAGGGTGTATTCCATTATTGTTGATGGAGAAGATGTGACTTTTTCGCAAGCAGGACGATATTGCAATATGAATTTGAAAAAATTGCCAAGCGCGAAGAGCATTATCGGAACGAGTCAAAGGATCGAGGCCAGGAGTACATTTACTTCAGAGACGTGGAATTTCAACCCAGAAATGGGCTTTTTATATCTTATAAAAGAAAATTATGCGGAAACTATTAACGAATCCTGCAAAGAACATAGTGGAGAAGTAATGTATGCCCTTGCCGCTCCCATCGAGATCCCACTCTCAGCTGCCGATATTGCAGCTTACCGTGCCCTCATAACCTACGGCCCAACAACCATTGTAGAGACGGATGGTGCAGGCATTAAGCTGGATTACCAGCGAGATGTAAACATTGTAATCAAGCAGCTGACAGATACAATCGCATCTATGACAAATTAAGGAGGTAAATTATGGCAGTAAAAAGCAAAGCAAGACATGACTTAACCTTACGTAGCATCAAGCATGAGATTGGAGCAGGCAGAGATGTAGCCTACTGGTTGGACAAAGCCTACATCCACTTGGACAATGGTCTGCTGACCGAGGATGATATCACCGGAATCGAAATTTTAGCTCAGGCATATTATGATGCGCTGGACAAGCCTGATGAGACCGAGGACGATGAGGATAACGTCGACTCTGGTCAGAACGAAAACACAGAGACCCTGCCGGAGTAACCCAGTTTAATTTTATTTGAAGCCATCTGTTGAATGGCGGAAAGGAACTACATATGAGCATCAATCACAAATCTGTCTCCTGAACATTCTACAGTCCGGCAATTGAAGTACCGACTCTGGAACAACATTCTAAGAACTGCAGATCATGCAGAGCTGAGAATATATGCAGAGTTGTCCCGGACATAAGGCGTGTGACCACGAGTAAAGGAGATTTATAATGACATCATTAATTTTGCAGTACATAGTCACACACTGGATTGCGTGGCTTTTTGCAGCTATTTCCGGTGTCTTGGCTACAGCATATCATAGATTAGCAGGACGGTTAAAAAAGGAGCAGGTAAAGACACAGGCTATCAATGCTGCAGTTCTTGCGTTACTTCATGATCGTATCTACCAGGCATGCACATTTTACTTGAAAAGAAAATATTGCACAGTGGAAGACAGGGATAATTTGGAGTATATGTTCCGACCTTATAAAGCGTTAGGTGGAAATGGAACAGGAGAAGATCTTTATAACAGATGCCTGGCTCTTCCATATGAGCCGGCAGAGGAGGTATAGATATGGATTTTGGAATTGGAAGCGTAACAGCGATCACAGCAATCTGTTACCTGGGCGGCATGGCATGTAAGGCAACCACTAAGGTCAAGGATGAGGTTATCCCGGTAGTATGCGGATTGACCGGCGGCATCCTGGGAGTAGCTGGCATGTATCTTATGC